ACCTTGACTGCATAAAAGGTGTCACGAGTAGTCTTGATGAAGGCGTTGATCTCATAGCGCTCAAGCTGAGTAGCCACCGCCTCACTGAGCGTGAGTGTGCGCCGGTCATTTGCCACCGCTGTCACTGTCACATCATCACGCGACTTGGTGAACGCCTCATCAGTGAGAGGTGTACTAAATCCGATGGTGAGTGATGGAGCTCCTGAGTAGGGTTGAGGAGGGTTCCAAGAGAAGAAGTGTGTTTGGCCTTTGACTGCTTTTCTCATCGCTTCTTTGCTCCTGCATTAGCTTTGCTTATATCACTCGCCTTGGCGCGCTCAAGATCAGCCGCCTTGATGAAGCTCTCAGTAACAGGGCTCCAAGAGTGTCGGCAGTTGTAGCCACCACACGCGATCTTAACCGGTCGCCCTTGATTGTTGTTGAGCTTGCTCATCTGCGTCTCATCGACCACGAGATTAATCAGCGCTCGACAGAAGGGCCGAGTGATCCCATCTCGTGGGCCGGTGTAGAGATAGTAGTTGAGATCAGCAGCCGCCGCCGCCACCGCTGTCACTGAGCGTCCATACTCTGAGATCTGTGTTTTGATCTCGGTGAGCTGTCGCCCCTCTGCCCTCTCTAGTTGTCTCTCTAGGTCGCTCTTAATGATCTCCATCGGGATGGATAGAGTCATCGAGCGCAGAGAGGTCTTCACCGCCGCGGTGAAGTCGGGCGCTATTACGTCCTCAAAGACAGCGCTAGCCGCTTGCGCTTGGATCAGGTCAAGTTGAGGAATCGCTTGAGGGGATAGATCGACGCCTATCACCTCAAGCGATTTCTCAACGCTTGCTCTGATTCTCGTGGTGGCCTCGATGAAGTCATCGACAGCCAAGCCGAGCCCACCACGTAAGATGAGGTCTAATATCTGCTCATCTGTGAAGCTCATCAAGAGCTGAGGATCATTGCTCACTGACTGCATAGTCATGAGGTCGACGATCTGTTTTCGTGCTCGCTTTAGAGCAAGGGTGAAGCCCCGCTCAGCTTCTACCTCTGCTCTGAGTTGATCGCGACGAGCACGAATAAGGCTAGCCACCGGCCCACGCTCGCCCTTGACCTGTCGAGACAGATCATCAATGGCGAGCTGGTCCGCATCCTCTGAGAGATGTATGTGGCTAGCCTCAAGCATCAACTCACACTCAGGTCAAACAGTCGTTGAGGACGTAACCAAGAGAAGCATCGATGAGCTTGAAGCTGTGGACCTCCTCAGCGTAGACATAGCGCCGAGTACGATCTAATGAGTCATACTGACCCGCGATCATGCCACCAAACTCGAGGTTAAGCGCTGCCGTTGGCATGCCCTTAACATTACCGCTCTTTTGAACGATGGCATCTGAGCCGCGTAGGATACCCATGAAGATCGTCTCACGATCCCAGATGTAAGCCTCAGAGCTAGCCGCGCCAGGAACAGCGGTGTCTCGAAGCGCAGCACCTACCATGATGTTGGGGATACCGAGCACATCACGAAGCACAGAGAGAACCGCCTCATCTGCCAAGATGCGATTGCCTGAAGCGATCCCGCTAGAGCTGTCTCCAACATAGCCACGGACTTCAGGATTACGAGCAAGAGCGCGGAAGACGTCACGGCCTAAGATCATGGTGTCAGGGTTGATCCCATGAGCGTTTGAGTAAACGGTATCTTTGAGGCTGTGCAAGGTAGTGAGAGGCTCAGCGCCAACAGCGTCAAACTTAGTAGCAGGTGCTGAGGTGTAGCCTGCAAAGAGCGAGGTGCTGAAGAGGAGATCAGCAGCGCGCTTCTCTTTAGCGAGCTTCATCACTCGAGCGACCTTCTTTGCGATGCGCGCCTCTTCGCTCCCTGGATACTGAGAGTCGAAGATATCCTCCATCGCGATGGAGTCTTGAGCCGCGTAGATCTTCGCCTTGAAGGTGGTTGAGCTTCGGTCGAATCCACCGATGTTGGTGCGTGAGCTCCCCGGTGCGCGCTCGAGGTCAAGACCCGCGCCAGCGCCCATGAAGTTTCGAGTCTCCTCAAGCAAGATGGTGCCTGATCGCTCAGGAACCTTGATGCTCTCAAAGACTTTATCAGCGATGAGCTGGTCATCACTTGGGACAGCCTCAACGACGAGGTTGGATAGGATTTGGTCGACTGGATGCAGATTACTGTATGAACTAGCCATTAGTCAGCTCCTTAAGATGCAGTTAGAGCAACAGGGCCGGTAAAGACAACAGTGATTTGATCACCTGCTGAAGCGCCTGTTTGGTTAATGTTGGGGATCATGCGAGCTACAGCATAGTTGCCTGCACCCTCATCAAATGCGACGAGATGCCCTGAGGCGTCGGACATGAGAAGATTCATGGTAGCTGGTGCAATAGCGCCGCCTGCAATAGCGCGGGTCTTTCCGAGTACCACAACCTCAACAGAGTCACCTGCTGAGCATGCACGCTGAGCGATCCCAACACAGTTAGTCTCATCTTCTGAGGCTGTGACTTGGATCTTTCCAGTTGACAAAACAGAGACAAGAGCAAACTCAGTGATCGCTGAGTTAGCCACGAATGATACGATGTTGTCAGTAGTAGCCATGATTAAACTCCAAAGGCCTTATTATAGTAGTCGGGATTCTCAGCGCGGAAGAGGTCAAGCGCTTCGCTATATGTGACGCCCTTCTCTTGCTTGAGCTTAAGAACAGCCTCATTAAGAGTCTGCTGTGAGATCTCAGCGCCGCTTGCACCATGCCCCACCTCAGTGAGAGGGACAGCGGAAGAGGCTGAGCGCTCGTTGAACATCTGCCAAAACTCAGGTGATGAGTCTTTGAGATCCCACGCCTTGCCAGCTACTGCTTGCTCAGCAGGTGAGATCTTGCCCTCTGAGAGTAGAGCGCTAACAGCCTGATCACGTTTGATAGCGTCACGCTCAGCGGTGAGCTCTGCTACGCTCTCTCGGAGAAGCTGAAGCTCTGAGAGGAGGCTTACATCAGCGGTGAGTGACTCACTCATCTTGTTGTATTCCTTCTTCTCTTCAGACTCGGCCATCTTCTCGGCCTCATCCTCTTTAGGCTTCTCTTCTGCCAACTCAACCTCTTCTTCTGATTCGGTCTTCATGTTGGCTTCAGCGTCTGCCTTCATTTCTTTGATCATCTCTTCAAGCTCCTTGACCATCTCGTCCTTGGCGACAAGAGCAGCTTTGAGCTCATCAGGTGACATAGACTCAATATCCATGTGTAGCCTTTCATTGAGTGTTACTCGGCTTATCTTGTCGTGAGACTGTGCAGGCCGAGGGGTGAGTGTGATAGCAAGGAGTTGAGCCGATCCGACTTTCTCTCCTCCACTACGGTCGTAAACATCGCCGGTGATGAACTCAGGAGAAGACCACAAGACGCCGCCCGCCTCCTTGACCACGTTCAAGCCGCGCTCGTTGTAGGCAGGGACAGCGTAAAGACCATCCTCTCTGAGTTCTAAGTCAACGATTAAGCCAAGCGCGTTACCGCTCTCAGGTGGAGCAGGAGGCCCACCGTTAAAGGGTGAGGTAGCATGCTGCCAATCGATGATGACTGGATCTGCATCTTTGCGTTCTTGATAGACTCTCAGCATCTCGCCGAGCATCTCTAGGTCGATCTCTTTGCCAATAGCCTCACCGCTCATCCGAGAGGAGACTTGGCCGAGTGAGAGAGTCTTGAAGGGTCGACCGATGGTGAGCCCATCGGGGACATTGTAAGATGGCGCCTCTGAGAGTTGGATAGCTTCACCATAAGCTCTGAGCGCTTGTGTCTTCTTGTCTGCTGAGTCCATCTGCTTAACTACCTTTCGAGCCCAAGCATAACCGGCATCACCTCCCCAACCCTGCCACGCCTGCCAGCCCTTGCCCTGCTGATCCCATGTTGATCCCTGCTTGTCGACCTCATGACGAGTGAAGTAAGCGAGCATCCTCTTGACTGTCTCAGGAGATAGCTGTTTACCCGCGCTGAGGTCACGAGCGCGCGCGATGCCAACAGGAGTCATCCCACGCTGAGAGGAGGGCTTATCAGCTCTCACTTCAAGCGCTCGCTTGGCGGCGTCTCGGGCTCCTTTGGGTGGGGTGAAGTCGATGTGAGAGTATTTGTCAGGAATAGCTAACAGCTCAGCCTGAGTCTCTGCCTCTCTGCGCTGAGGGTGGCCCTTGGGCAAAAGATCAAGGTCACCTGTATAAGCCTTTTTGCGCTGACCTGTGGCGACCAGCTTTAAGAAGGTGCGTACTCGAGCGAGAGCCCATTGATTGCGAGTCATCCCTGGTCGATGGCTCACCGAGAAAGCACCCGCGCCACGTCTAAAGACTGCTTTGAGTGTGCCGAGGTCTACACGGCGAGCAGGCTTAGTAAAGCGCTTGTTGTGATCATCTCGCATCTTCTCAAGAGCTTTGGTGGCTTGCTCGCCTATCTCGATACCACCACGAGCGCCACTCGCTGAGCCCTCAGGATTCTTGGCGCTTCCCGTCTTGCGGTCGCTCGGTGGAGCTGGTGTCTGCGCTTGGGTGCGCTTCTTAATCTTAACCATCTCGGCGTCTCCTGATGAGCTGCTCAGCGAGCGCTGAGACTGAGCCACCACCACCCACAGCAGAGACTCTTGAGATTGGTGAGCGCTCAGCTTCATCAGGTAATACACCCGCGCCGAGTCTCTCTCTGATTGCTCGCTCGAGCTCATCATCAGGAGTGAGTAGCCCTGCTTGGACTAGACCTGGCAACATGCCGAGTGACTCAGCCAGGTCATCAGTATCGAGGCCGGTATGGGTGAGGCGAGGTAGCTTAGAAGGATCAACAGCGCCATAGTTCCAGCGGATGAGGCGTCCTATAGTTCCAGCGCCTCTTCGATCTATCCCGCTTACAGCTGAAGCGACTAGATCACAAAGGTTGATGGCAGCTCGTCTGAAGACAGAGAGATGAATCTCACCAACTGAGCGCGCTCCTGTCTCGGTGTTCCCGAGGTCGGCAAACTGAGTGAGGAAGGCGGCCGCTATCTGAGAATCACATTTGGTTATGATATTGATGGGGCCATCAGCGTAGAGATTAGGAGTGGCTGCGTAGGTATCGAACTTAACAGCGGCGTTCTCTACTAGATAGCTCTGCTCAGCTGAGATGAAAGCTCTTGCTTGAGCTTCTGCATCATCAATCATAGCGTCGATGTCACCATCAGATAAACCGAGCGCTTCAGCCTGAGAGCGGTCGACCACAACCTTTGGAGATGGGACGGCCCATCTATCGAGGCCAACGCACATCAGGTTAGCCACTCTCTGTTTAGTACGCCACCACCACCACACTGGACGAAGCATCCCGACGCCCTCAAAGTTTGAACCGGTCTTGTTGAGGGTGAGTAGTAAGAGCTTGTTGGCAGGGATGGGCTCAGGAGTGTAAGTGATGCCTACTGTGTTCTGAATCACCCCATCGAGCTGTTGAGCGTCTCGACTCAGCCACTTCTGATGAGCGCTTGGCTCGCGGTCGGCGTAATGAGATAGCCATACCTTAGTCTCACCGCGTGAGTCAGGACCAACCTTGTAAATCTCCTCTGCGTATCGATAGCCGAGAGGGACGAACTCAAACAGATATGCTAGTTGATCTTCCCAACTGATCGACATCTGACCTGAGTATCCATCGAAGCCCCAAGCCTCATTGGCGAATCGGGCGAGCTCCTCAGCAATAGGATCATTCTCAATACCTGGTTCAAATCGCCAAGAGGCAGAGAGAAGAGTCTGCCTAAGCATATGCCAAGAGCGTCGGATTATGGGGTCAGTCCTCAACATCTCCTCAGCCTCTTGCACCCAATTGAGGCCGGTGAGTTGAGCGTTCTGTTCTTTGCCCGTGATCACTCCACCACTGATCTGAGTTCCAGTGATTCCCCGCGTTCTAAATCGAGGTGAGAGCGCTCTAAGATGTCGAGTCTCACGCTCTTGAGTGTGATCGTGCATAGATGCTCCTCTTGGGGTGGTCTTCTCACTTTCTCCAAATGGAGCGCATCATTA